CCCTTTTTTACTTTAATTAAATAGAACTAATTACTTCTTTGGTTTTACATTTTCCGCAGCTTGTGCAGCTAATGCAGCCTCTTCGTCCGCTTTTTTTTGGGCTTCTTCAGCTTCCATTTGAGCCAACTTTTCAGCTTCTTCTTTGGCAAGTTTTTCAGCTTGTGCAGCTAACGCAGCCTCTTCGTCCGCTTTTTTTTGGGCTTCTTCAGCTTCCATTTGAGCCAACTTTTCAGCTTCTTCTTTGGCAAGTTTTTCAGCTTGTGCAGCTAACGCAGCCTCTTCGTCCGAAATAACTTCCTCCAAAAAACCTTTCTTCACCAATTCGTCCACATTCTCGAATTCTTCTTCCGAATGTGGGTCCTTGTCCTCAATGATTCGGTTTCCTAGTGCAGAAACCGAAATCACATTGTCTTTTAGCTTAAAAATTCTCATTACGCTACTACTTTAACAGTATACAATTGATCAATTGCAACAGGAATAGCGATACCGGCAGAAGACACCTCGAAATCGTGTGTGCACAATCTTTCGTCTGTGAAATCTTTGAAAACGTAATCGCCTTGAATTGGCACTTTTCCACCACTTGTAAGCAATTGCGGCACCGCACCAAACGCAAGTTTGAAACGTGGCGTAATTGGCACTAGTGTGATTTTCTTCGGATCGATGTACGGCTGAGCCACGTTGCTTGCATCGTCATATGATTGAGGATAGCTAAACAACTGTACTTTGTACGCTCCGCAAGTGATTGTCCCGTGATAGTTTGCGCCTGTCATGTTATCCCTTACAGGACCTTGAACCGAATCCAAAGCCATGTTGAAAAGATTTTGGCGTGTTGTAAAAACAGTGTTTTTCAACAAATCAGCAAGTGCAGTGCTTCCACAAATGGCGTTAAAAATGCCATCTGTGCATTTCCCAACTGTTCGCTCAAAATTGCAACCAGCCTCTAATACTGTAAATGGATCAACGTTGTTGGCGAAATAGTTTCCTGAACCCAAATCAACAAGCGAGCCAGCTTTGCGTTTAAAATCAATACTTGTAGCTGATTTCAAAGTCACAACGCCAGTTTGCAATACTTGTGCACACTGCAGTTCGTAAGCTCTTTCGATCTTCTCACGTAACGTGGTAAGATTGTTAGCCACATCATCCAAAAACGCACCGAAAGTGGCATCGTTTATTTCTGTTCTAGCAAATAAAGAGTTGTACAACTGCAATTCTGTTGCATCGAAGTATTCTTTGTAAAGAGGAGGAATGAAAATTTTCTCAGTCGCTTTATTGAAAGAGTTTCTATTACCTTCCGTTCCTCTCACTACGTCCACAGCGACTTTTTCAAGGCCTCTTTGAACTTCAATCGATACCTCTAACGTGTTAGAAGTAACGGTAGGAAAGAATGTGCGGAGGAAATTAGTAGGTACAGGTTTTGATCTGTACACGTCAACAAGCATCTTCGTGAAGAGTGCTCTAGCATCAACGGTTTGAATAACAGGCATTTCGTTTTAATTAAATGGTTGAAAATTATTGATTGTCTGCAATGGTGTTTTCAACACTTGGTACCAAACGAATACCAACAGTATCACTTGCAATACGGTCACGAATGCTACGGCTTGAAATAACTGTTGCAAGCGTGTCTGCGCCTCCAAGAATAACTGCACTTTCGACTACGTCACCGTAATTGCAGAATGCTAATTCTTGTGTTGCACCGTTTGCCACTACATAATCTTCTGCCAAAACACCTACTGGAAACTGAGAGCCATCCACAGCACTTGATACATGCGGAAGTAATTTTTGAGTTGAGCTAATGCGACCCATCAAAGTACCAGCCGCCAACGTTACGGTTGACCCTGTACTATTAGTATAATCAGCTTTGGCATAACGGTTATCAAAGATGAAAATCCTTGAAAAATCCATCTGCACGATCGCCACATTACCTGTATTCACTGGAACTGAAACACTTGGCATGATTTCTTATTTTAAGATGTCTAAACTTTTTTTAGTTGCTGCTTCGAATTCGCTCAAAGCCTTGCTTTTTGCCAATTCTTGCTCTGTTTTGCCCGTTGCGGCTGCTTCGTCAGCACCAGGTACAAGTGCAGGAGCATTATCTTTCGATAATTTTGCCAATGCATCGGCCGAGAATCTTTTCAAAGCAAATTCGCTCATGGCGGTTTGGCTTACGTTTGCACCGGCTTGAATTCCAGTTGTAACCGCTTTTGCGTCTACTTCTACGAATGCCAACCACGCACCAACACGGTCACGCTCGGCCATTACGCCTTCTTGTACCGCAGCTTTGAATACATCGGGGTGCTTTGACCTCAATTCATCTATAGTCATCGTTTTTTTATTTACTTGTTCAACTGCTGTTTGCGTGGCTACCGTAGCCATCACCTCATTTATATTGTCGTAATGTGCTTTTGCTTCTTCAGGCGTTAAAATAACTACCTTATCCACCAAGCCAATTTTCTTTGCTTCTGCTCCTGTGAGCCAAACATCTATTCTTTTTGTTGGGTCAAAAATATCATCAAGCGTGTAGCCTGTCACTGTCTTAAACTTGTCAACATTTATTCTCGATTCTAATGCTTTTCTCAAATCGGCATTCATCGAATTGAGCATGGCTTGATCTTCCTCTGTTTCAGTAGGTCCATCCGCTCTATGAATCATGATTCGTGAAACGTCCAATGCCTCAACTTTTCCCTTTTTGCCATACGCAAGCAGAAAAGCCCCTAGAGAAGCAGCAAGCCCATCTACTTTGATTGCAACATTACCATGTTCACGCATTTTAGCACAAAGCCCCCAACCGCTCATAGGTCCACCACCTTCAGTTCGAAGGCGTAATGTCACCTCTTGTCCCATGTTTTCGTCAATCTGTGAAATCAGACTTTCGGCTACAAAAGAGTAGATCGGGCTGTATAGGTATAGTTCTTTCGGCATTGCGTAATAAAATTACATTTGCCTATAAATTCTCTACAACAATTTCCATCTTTTATGGAAAGTAATTAACTTTCGACATGCAAAATAGACAAGACGAAAACAGCGAAACTTGTGAAATAAGAATCACGGGTGTATCTAAAAAGCTCAGGGATGAACTTTTAGGGATTTCGAAGCATCATAGTGTGTCGATGCCAGATTTCCTAAAGCCGAAAATTAGAGAGATTGTAGATAGCTACCCTGATAGGATCCGTAAACCTATAGAGTAGCTAATCATTAACTTATTCTTTACCTGTTGTTTTTACATCAGGCACAATAGCTATCCCTAAATTGGTAGCTTTTTTTATTTCTTCTGAAAATTGCGCCATGTTTTCCATTGCTTCGCCTCCGTTCAATCGCTCGGTTGCGGCTTCTATGGTGGTCAATGGAATATGATCGGCCAAAATTCCAAGCTTGCGCCTTTCTGCGTTTACCTCTTTGAGTGGGTCGATGTGCGGAACGGCTGGCCCAACCCACCGGCAACAACGATATGCTTCAATTACATTATCGTTGTTTTGCATTCTTGCCTTGATATATCCAGGGGCTTGTACTTTGTTTCTAAGAATCTGCAATTCAAGCCAAAGATTGAAAATTGGCTGGTTGAATTGTTCCGAGAAATCAGAGCGTTCTACATTCAACGTATGCTCCCAATCTTTCAAGGCGGCACGTGATGCGCTGAAATTAGAATCGTACTTGCTTAAAGCTACTTCGGGAGGAATGCCAATAGCAGCGCACACAATGCCAATATTGGTAGTATAGAAATCTTTGAAAAACAAATCTTGCTTGCTTTCCATTGCTTTCACTTTTGCACCAATTGGCATGTTAAAAACTTGCTTGTTAGTACTTGCCGAAACACTACTTGCAAGCGCATTTCCTGCCGCATCTACTGGCAACTGGTCGTTTGCTCCTGGTCTGAAATTTGAAGCGCTCGCCAAGCGACTTGTTAAAGGATTTTCGCCCGTACTTGTCACATCGTGTTCAAAGAAATACGGCACTTTTGATCGTTCCTCTGCACTTCCTACACTCGCTTCTTTGTATCTGTCAAGCTTCGCCAGCGTTTCCATTACTGTCGAAATCAAAGGCATGCCTCGCATACTTTCAAGGCGATATTCTGAACCATACACCATGTAAGCCATCAGCAAGCCCGAAGCACCTTTGGCAGGGATTCGCTCAAACTTATAGTTCCAGTCTCGCACATGGTAGGCCACATGCTGGCCGCTTGCGTCTACTTCTATACCATTTTTGATATAGTTTCCATTGCTGGACCTATTTGGCGAAATCTCAGAACCACCATCAGGACTGCAAACGTGCGCACCATCTACCAACTGTACTTTCACGTTTTGATCAATCACTCGCAATACTACCAGTACGTCACCTCCTAGCTTTGCATTCGTGTAAGCCCGTTTTTGCAATGCGCCAAGGGTTTTCATTCCTGCATAATCGCACGTTTTTGAATTGGAATAAACACTCCAAAGAGCCTCCACGCTTTCATTAAATTTCTGGTCAACCGTAATTTGGTCAAAAGACAAAATCAGTTTGCTTGGCTCAGATTGTAATTTCAAACCAGTGCCAATGACCCAAGTACGGAATCGCTTAATAACCGTTTGGGTTATTTCTGATTCAAGATAGCTTTGCCAACTTCTCGCGCGCAAAGTAGCATAGTCAAGAATATAACTCTTCACCGGCCCTACTTCGCCAAGGTTCTTTTCACCATTAAAAGAGTGAGTAAAAAGCATTCTTCCACCTGTTCCCGAATCAAAAGCAGCCGTGTATTTATCGCCTTTTATGATTTCAACTTCAAGGTTTTCTTTCGCCTCAATCGGTTCTTTTTGCTTTGGTTTATCCCAAAACTTCAATTTGCTGAATGTTAATTCCATATTAATTAGGATATACAAAATTTCTACCATCTACCAAGCGAGTAACACGACCAGTAACATTTGTTACTAATCTTTGTCGGTACATTTGATTAAGCTTTTCAAGCCCTTCAATAGTCTTGGTCAGTGCGTTAGGGTCACGATACACCGTGTCTATTTTCACCTGACCATCGTCCATACTGTATTCATCAAAATGACCTGTAGTTACGGCCTTTTCTAATGCCCCAAGCATCGAAAGGATAATAGAATCAATACGATCAATCCGTTCTTTTAGCGTGCTTGATGTTTGTAAGTATTGCGATATTGAGGTATATACTACCATAATTTACAATGTTTTAAGCTCGTTTATTTTTGCAGCTGAAATATTTACCGAAACAGCAGTTGGAGTGTAAGGTGTTGGCACCGTACCAGGCACAAGCCCATTTACATAAGCATTCAGTAGGCCAAGATTGGCCGCTATTGCTGTAAGGTTTTGGTTGATCAATCCTACTTCTGTTTGCAATCCTAAATCAAGAGGCGTGTATCTGACTAGGTTATGAATATTTCCGCCCATTTCGCATGTGCCGTTTGCCTTTTGCCAGATGTAGAACTTCAAAGCTCCGTTTGCATCAGTCGAAAATGTACGGTGTTCGCCAACACCGGCAAGCGCATTTTTATTCAAATACCCAACAATCACGCTTTTGCCCTTTTCGGAAGTTTCTGAATATACCGCCACCATATCTTTTATTGGTACCGAATCAACGCCATACGGTGCAACCTGAATAGGCGTAAGCGTATCGGCCAACCCAAAACGCAATATTTTCACTACTCGCCTTTTGAGCGAATCTATATTTGTTGATATAGTTTTTGCTAACTGCATCTATGCACTATTTTTATGAACATCTACAAACACATTCTTAGGCTCTAAGCCGTTGTACACCTCAGGAAGCACACAAGAAAGCGTGGCGGTAAGCGATTTACTATTCCCACGATAACGGGTTGATTCAACAAAGAAATTCGTTTTTTTGTACAGATAGCATTCAGGAGCCGTAACCGAAACAATACTATTTGGTTTCAAAATCTTTCCGTCAATTTCCCAACGGTCAGTTTCAATTGTCAGTTTTATGTTTTTTAACTCGGCAGCAAGTGCATTTCGTGCCGCTTCTTTGGTCGAAAGATCATCGCCAGACGTTTGAATAATAGTTCTAGGTCGGTAAACAATCGGCACATATGGGTTTTTAATTGTGTATTGACCTGCGTTTCCTCCGTCCGAATCGGCTTGTTTCATTACTGTAATATCCGAGTGAAGCCCTTGACCGTTAAAATTCAAATCTATTTGCGTAGCATTTAAGCCTTCTTCATAATGCATGATTGGGGCTTGCTTTGCTTTTGCTTCAGTGAACAATAAACTTCCTTCCTCATTGTGCGAAATCACAATATTGCGCTGTGTAGCCAACTCGGTCAGGTAGTTTTTGATTGATTGTGATTGATTGGCCGTACTAGATTTATATACTTTGTCCATTCTGCTTGCTACTGCAGCATCTACCACCATTTTCAACTTAAAAGGATCAAGGAACTTACTTGCAATTTGGCGAAGACTCAACCCATCTGATTGAAGCGGATAAAAAGCTACAGGTATTTCGCAATCTTCCAGAACACCAGCTTTCGAATAACCACTAAAACTTACTAGTGCTGGCGTGGCTGTTTTGGTAAAGCTTTCGGAAATGATAAACCCACTTACCAATAATTCACCATTATGCTCAATGCTGCATTCGTGAAAATGCGAAACACACGCTAATTCTTTGTGCTCTTGATTTTTTGGATCGAAATAAAACGAGAAATTAAAAATACTGGCCACAGTATCATAACGCAATTCCAAGTCGAAATCACTAAAGAACTCAATCTTCCGAATT